CTAATTATATTTTACAATATATTTGTAAGATTCTAATTATATTTTTCAATATATTTGTAAGATTCTAATTATATTTTTCAATATATTTGGAAAATTCTAATTATATTTTAAAATATATTTGTAAGATTCTAATTATATTTTTCAATATATTTGTAAGATTCTAATTATATTTTACAATATATTTGTAAGATTCTAATTATATTTTTCAATATATTTGTAAGATTCTAATTATATTTTACAATATATTTGTAAGATTCTAATTATATTTTTCAATATATTTGTAAGATTCTAATTATATTTTACAATATATTTGTAAGATTCTAATTATATTTTTCAATATATTTGTAAGATTCTAATTATAGGAACATTATATTTGTAAATAATAAAAAATGGTATTAAAAATAATAATTAAGTTTATTTTAAATGAAATTAACAGCAACAATGAAAATGATATTACGTAAATCTCCTTTATTACCGGTATTATATTCAAACGTGGTTTTAAATACAACTTTAGAACATATAATACCCGTATCTTATATGAGAAATCATATACACACAAGGGATATTCATAATATTTATTCAACAACAGATAAGATGAATCAATTAAGATGTAATTATGAATTTGATTATTTACCAAGTTCTTGTATAAAATATGAAAATAATATGATATGCAAGAAGAATAAAATAATTTATCCAAGAGAAGAAGATCGTGGTATAATAGCAAGATCAATATTATATATGTGTGATGAATATAATTATACAAACTACGGTAATATAAAATTATATAAAATTTGGAATAAAAAATATAAACCAACCAAAAAAGAGATATTACACAATGAGATAGGATATTTAACACAAGGAAAATATAATAAATATATATCAAATTATACATTAAATATATAAAAAAATGATTTCAACTATATGTTATATAATAATATGGGTACTCGTGATACAATTGATAAAGATAAAGTTAATATCTCAAAAATAATTATTAAATATAGATATCGATATAATAATGAATATATAATAGATGATGTAAATTATTGTGGAGAATTAAATAAAAATAATCAACCAAATGGTTATGGAGTTGGTATATTTAATAAATTTAAATATTGTGGATTATGGGAAAATGGAGAACCAAGTGGAGAAGGTATAAAATATTTTACTCAAAATGATAATAGAGATGAAATAAAATATATAGGTAAATTTAAAGGTTTATTAACTTCAGGTAATATTACAATTTATTTTAATAATAAATTATATTTTAGTGGTAATATGATTAATAATCAATATACAGGATTCGGAAAGTCATATTATATGAATGGAAAAATAAAATATGAAGGTAATTTTAAGAATGGTTTGTATGATGGACTAGGAAAATTTAATGATGAAAATGGAAATGTAGTCTTTATAGGAACTTATAAAGAAAATAAAAAGTTTGGTCAAGGTAAATTATATGATATAACATTTGATAATTTAATACCAAAATATAATGGTGAATGGATTGACAATAAATATAATGGAATAGGAACATTATATTATACAAAAACAACTTATTATATTGGACAATTTGTAGATAATAAAAAAGATGGTTATGGTAAATTATATTTATCATATTCTTTATATGAAGGAAATTTTAAGAATGATAAAAAGGATGGGAATGGAACAATTACATTTTTTACAGGAAAAAATAATCGTAATTCAATAGTTTATGATGGTAATTTTAAGGATGATATTTTAACAGGTTATGGAAAATGTAGTTATAAAAATGGTGATACATATGAAGGTAATTATGTAAATTTTAAAAAAGAAGGTTTTGGTATATATTTTTGTTATAAGACAAATACAAAATATGAAGGTAATTGGAAAGATGATTTAAAAGATGGTAATATTTTAATAATAGATGGTAATGGAAATACATATAAATCTATTTGGAAAAATGGAAAGCAAACTAATAAAAAACGTTATGAAAAAGAATACGTAGATGATGAACAACCAATAAAAAAAGTAAGGAAAGAAGTACCTGTAGAATATAAATGTCCAATTTCATTATCTATTATGATGAATCCAGTAATAGCAAGTGATGGTAATACATATGAACTAAGTAGTTTAAATGATTTATTTAAGAAATTTGAAGATGCTACAAGTCCTTTAACACGTGAAAAATTAGATAAATCTGTATTAATTCCAAATAAAAATATAAAAAAATTAATAGAAGATATGTTAGCTGAAGATCCGCTAGTATTGCATATGTAAAAAATGATTTAATATATCATTATATAAAAAATGGAATCTTTTACAATTGGTAAGTTTAGATTTAGGCAAAATTTGGCTTGTTTTGATTATGACGGAACAATTATAAAACCGAAAGGTAAAAATAACGTAGTGTCAAAAGATATTGATGATTGGATATGGTTGCGTGATAATGTTCCAGAAATATTAAAAAAACTATACAATAATAAATATGCAATTGTAATATTTACAAATCAAAGTAAAAAATGGAAAAAAGAGCAAATAATAAATGTATTATTATTATTGGATATACCTATAATGGTAAATATAGCATTTGAAAAAGAATATTATAAACCAAATCCAAGATTATTTATAGAAAATATAAAAAATAAATGGAAAGTAGATAAATCTTTTTATTGCGGAGATGCTTTAGGACGTAATGGTGATTGGTCTGATGTAGATTTGTTATTTGGTAATAATGTAGGTATAAAAGTAATAGAACCGGAAATAATATTTCCAATTGAGATAAAAGAAAATAATATACAGAAAGTATTACATAATGAAATGGTAATAATGATTGGATTTCCGGGTAGTGGTAAATCAACATTTGTAAAGAATAATTTTAGTAATTATAAAATATTAAGTGGTGATGAATTAAAAACAGAAGCAAAAATTATTAAAGAAATAAATAAAAATATAGGTAAAAATTCAATTGTTATAGATGCTACTAATCCAACAAAAGAAAAACGTAAAAAATTTATAGATATTGCAAATAGTTATAACATACCTGTAAGATGTGTATATATAAGTATATCTAAAGAACAAGCATTGTTTCAAAACAATAAAAGAGATAAACCTGTACCCGCTATAGCTTTTAATATATTCAATAAAAGGTTTGAATATCCAACAACAGATGAAGGATGTTCAGTAGTTGTTATCCAATAGTATAAGTTCTTGTTTTTATATTGTATTTAAGTAATTGTCCATCACACCATTTGTATCGGTAGTTGCTTTCATTTCTTTTGTATGAAGGTTTTTTTATATTTGTTTTTTTAAGATTTGGTGTTTTTGGTGTAATCTCAATACCAAGTTCTTTAACTTTATCCCAATTAACTTTGCAAGACGTCATTTATATATAAAAATATTTCTTTATATATCATTTTTTATATATATAAAAATGATATAAAATAAATAACAAAATGTAGAATGACAGAAATAGAAGATACGGAACCCTATACAATGGTATTTGGATGCTTTAATACAGAAAGATCCGCATTTATAACTGCTTATTTAATGAACTTAGTTCCAGATGTTATAGATGCTTCATTACCTTATACAAAATTAGGAGAAAAAGAAAATCAAAAAGCAATACCAGAATTAATTAATTATCCAAATATTGATATAAAAAAAGGAATATTAATAGTAGATGCAAATGTAGTTAAACATAGAATGCAAGCAAATATGGATACAGTAAATAAATATGCTTGTATTTATAGATTTGATTCTAATATTATTGAATGCAATGTAATGGATAAAATGTTAAAAGAATTAATATCAAAAATTATTGAAATTTCAGTTAAAAGTGCTAATGCAAAAGATTTAGTTAAAACGTTTATCATTGAAATAACTCCTGCTATTATTTCTGATATTGAAATTATTAGTAATGATTTTACAACGACTCTTTCCAATTTGTGTTAATTTCTATAAGAAGTTGAGTTGCAATTTCTTTAAATTCTTTACTAGATTTAGTTTTTATAGCATTTTCTTGAAAAGTTTTTAATATTTCTTCTTTATTATTACAAAGAACATATGCATTTACACTATCACATATATCATTAATTGCAATATCCCGTTCTGATTGTGAAATTGTATATAATGAAAAATTATTTATAGCTATTGTAGTAGTTAAATAATTCCATGTAACCATTTATTTATGTAATTAATTTATTAATTTTATATAAAAAATGATTTATATTAATGTAAAGATAATTAGAATGAACAACGTTATCGAACAATTGAAAGAATATCATTATAAATCAACAAAAGAATATGAAGAAAAATTAAATAATTCTGATTCTGAAGAGTTTTGGGATGAATATGTATATTTTAATGATGAAGAATATATGAAAAAATATAAAGAAAATTATGTATATTCTGATAAATCGATTATTAATTATAAAACGAAAAAACCAATAAATATTAAAATTTTCTTTTTTTGAATATTGGATTACCATTATTAATATGAATACGTATAACGTGCATTCTAGCATGATATTTTCTATTATTTTTATAATTACATTGAGTGCAATAAAAAAAATTATCTTTTTTAATTACAAAGTTTTTACATATATAATTAGAATATTCAGTATGTGTTAATTTTATAGTTTCTTTCATTTTACTTATAGTAATAAAAATGAAAGTTTAAGTAAAAATCACTAATACATTTTATAATATTTGCAAAAATACTAGTATTATATAAAAATCATATATATAACGATAATATTATACAAATGATATCAACAAAATAATAAATATTTTTTTGAAAAATATAATTAAATGTTATATTACTTTCAATGAATACAAATGCAATAAGTTTAATAGAAGATCGTTGGTTAAATATTTAATCAAAGAATAAAATTGTAACGGATAATTGTTTAAATTGGAAAAAATTATGTTTAAATAAATTAGCAATTAAATTATTAGAAAAAATAAAATAGATTGGGAAGTTTAGCATTAAATGAAAATACAATAAAATTATTAGAAGATTATATAAAAAATTGGAATAATATATCAAAAAAACGAAATATATTCTTTCTATTGTAATAAGTATATAAATAAAAATGAAGTAATAATATTAATTATAATAAATATGAATGATTTACGTGAAAATGTTATAATTAAATTAAAAACAATTTTAAATCGTAAAATTAAACCTAAAGAAATTTTAAATATTGAAATTAGTATTTATAATTCTGTAATTTATTATTGTAAAAATAATAATATACCTTGTAATTGGGCTTTACCTATTTTTAAAGATATTTATTTACAAAAAGCGATTAGTATTTATGGAAATATTAAATATTATAGTAAGCATTTGATTGCTGATATAAAAAGTAAAAAAATAAAAGCTGAAGATATTGCTTATTTAAAACCACAAGAATTAAATCCTCAAAATTGGAAAGAATTATTAAATAAATATGAAGATAAACTTAAATCAGCATATGAAACTAAAATGGTATCAATGAGTGATAAGATCGTATGTAGAAAATGTAAATCTCGTGAAATAGTATATTATGAATTTCAAAGTCGTAAAGCAGATGAAGGATCAAGTACTGCATATACTTGTTTGCGTTGTAATTTTAAATGGAAAAAAAATTGATTGGTATAAAAATGATATAAACCTTTTAAAGATAATTAAGTTTTAATACAATGAGTTATACAACATTGAGAGGTTTTAAAGATGAAATTAATTTTGATAAAATTAATATTTCCAGTCTTCGTAAATTAGATAGTGGTGGTCAAATGACATCTGTTAGTTATGGAGAACAAAATAATAAACTTATTATCCAAACACCTCTTATGAATATTCCGTATCCTTTTGGAACTGGTTATAATGGAGAAAGATCTGATTATATGAGCCTTTCTCTTGGTGATTATGGTTCTGATGATAAACTTAAAAAATTTTATGAAAATATGAAAAATATTGAAGAAAGTGTTCTACAACACGTTGTTAAAAATGTAGATACTTGGTTTCCTAATTTCTCTGGAAAATCGGAAGCAGTTGTAGAACAACTTATTGGTGAAGCTTTTAATAGATTTGTAAAGCATAGCAAAGATGATAAATATCCTCCAACAATTAAGGTTAAGATCCCATATGATAATAATAAATATGATATTAGTATTGTAGATATGAATACAAATGAAAAATATGATTTTAATGAAATTAAAGATAAGCTTAGGGGTGCATATGTTAAAATATGTTTCCGTATTTCTTCAGTATATTTCATTAATAAGCACTTTGGTATTTCTGCTAAAGCCTCTAAAATCAAAATCTCATTTCCTGTTAAAGATGAAGATGATTTTCGTTCTGATAGCGAAGATGAATCTTCAGTAATTAAGAAAATGTCATCTGCTGTCATAGAAGATGATGAAATTGATGATGAAATTCGTAAAGAATCATCTAAAAAAACCGATGAACCAAAGGATAGTGAAGATGAAGATGAACAAGATCTAAAGAAAGATAATAGTGATGACGATGATGATGATGATGATGATGATAATTCAGATGATTCAGTTGAACCTGTGAAAAAACCAGCAGTAATAAAAAAAACTCAAATAAAATCAAAGAAGAAATAATAATATAATAGCAAATATTATACTAACAACAACTCTTCCAAATATGGAATAATTATTATTATCAAAATCTTTAAATGTAGAAATGTTATTTAAACCAAAAATCAATTCAAACAATTTTATTATTGTATCTGTTGTAAATGGTAATGTTAAAATAAAAAATAAAATTGCGGCAAATACTAATATTCTAATTCTTTCAGTATCATTCATTTTATTATATTATCTTATATTTCTAACCAATTAGGACAATTTCTACTAAATACTTTTGAATTATCTGATAATGATTTAAATAATATAAAACCATATGTACTTGCATCATTATCTTCCAACATTTCTAAGATCATTTCACAAAACTTATATATATAATCAGGATATTCATCCGTAAAATCAATACAACACATATAAGATGAACCTATTACATAAGAATGAAAACTATTTAATACATTTAATATTGTATAATAATCTAATGACATAAACCATCTTATATCATTATAATAACCCAATTTATCTAATTTTAAAGAAATATCCGTATAAGCATTAATTGTTGTTAACCATTTATATTCTTCATCATCTAAATATATTTCTTTTATATATATGTAATGATACAACCTATCAATAACATGATCATTAATTTTATTATTTGTATAAGGATTTATACATAATTTATTTGTTTTTATATGATATAATAAATTTAAACTCTCAAATATATATACTTTGTTTTCATCTATTAAATAAAACGGATATTCTATTTCATTAATATCATCAAAAGTAAATAATTCTATTGTATTTATTGGATAACCTAAATTACTTCCTGATATTTTACTCATATATTCTCTCCATAATTTTTGAATTAATCTAATTTTTCTCTTTGTTGCTTTTAAATTAAAAACAAAGGCATAATATTCTAATTTATTATTAATTAATTGTAAAATTATTTTACGTGAAAATTGTTTTACAACTGTTATTTTATAACCAAATCCTAAACATAAATATAATTTAGTTCTATTACGAAAAATTGTAGATAAAATATTAAAACGATTATCAATATTATTATTATACATATATATAAATAATGTTATAATATCCTTAAATTGTAAAGGTTTATTATCATTAAAATTACATTCATTCATATATGAAAATATTGGATTCTTAATATGAATATGTTGAACACAATAATCACTAGATAAACAAGAACAATTTAAACAACGCTTACCATTTGTTTTTATATCTCTATAGATGCATCTCATTATTTATTTAAAATTATGATTAATATTTTATATCAAATCAATAAAATTGCTTTATAATGATTATTATCTACTCTCAAAATATACAAATTATTTGCTTTAAAATCATAATCTAATTCAGGTAACATTTGCAATACATTTATTTTAAATATTCCATTTGTAAAAGTTTCAATTAAATCTTTATCATATTGATTTGCATATTTATTTATATCTGCAATATATTGTGAAATAATAGTTCTAAATTCTTTTAATGTTTTTGGTTTATTATATTTTAGATCATCTAAGTTCCATGTAGATTCTATTTGTGTTTTATATTCTGTAGTATTTAAGTTATATAAATATGTATATGTATTTTTAGAAATATCATTATCTTTACCTGTTAAAGTTTTTACGGATAATGTTTTTATTCTTATCCAATTTACAAATTCATCTTCTGTTATTGTTTCTTTCAATCCCGATCTTTGATTAAAACATTTAACAAAATTCATTATATTTTTTTGATTTTTTAAAATTAAAAATATAGCACGATAAAAACAACTCCCATCACCGTTAACATCAATTATCTTATAACGTGTATTATATGTTGGATCTAACAATTTATCATTTGAATCTATGCTTATATTAAAATCATCTGATATAGAATCTGTTGGTGATTTTGAATCTTTAACATCCTTAGGATCTTTCACCAATTTAATATCCTTAGGATCTTTCACCAATTTAGGATCTTTTACCAATTTAACATCTGTCGGTGATTTAACATCTTTCACTAATTTAATATCTGTAGGTGATTTAACATCTTTCACTAATTTAACATCTGTCGGTGATTTAACATCTTTCACTAATTTAATATCTGTAGGTGATTTAACATCTTTCACTAATTTAACATCTGTAGGTGATTTAACATCTTTCACTAATTTAATATCTGTAGGTGATTTAACATCTTTCACTAATTTAATATCTGTAGGTGATTTAATATCTGTAGATGATTTAACATCTAATTTTGATTTAAATAATTTAAAATCAATTGGTATAAGTTGTTTAGAATAATAATAAGCATTATAATCATAATATTTACCTTCATATTCTACACATTTAATATCATCTTTATAAGCAATTTTACCTTTAATTAATTTTTCTTTTTCATAATTTTTATGATCCATATGTTTAAATTCATCATCCAAATTAGGTTTATAAGCTTCAATATTTTTATCTAAATTATACGCCCATTTATAACAATCAATTCCATTTTTCTTTGCATGGATATTACAATCAAACGCACTTTCTTTCATTAAAGCTAATAACAAATCAATATTTTTTTGTTTTAATTCTGATCTTTCAAAAATAACTTGATCTGTAGTTTTACAAGAATTTTGAATTTTAAAAGTTTCATTATTATCGATTTGATATTTTGTAGCCTCTGTTAAATATAAAATAGTTTTTACATTTCTTTCATTTTCTGGTAAACTTAAATGACTTCCATTTCTAACAGCTCTACCAATAACTTGTTTTAAAATAGTCATATTCCAATGTGGTTCTAACATTAAAACAGCTCTAACACTTTTTAAACTTATACCTTCAGCACCACTTAAAGTAATTATTAATATTTTAATTTTTTCACCTCTTAAATTATTTTCATTATTAAATAATTTAATTTGTTCGCTTGCAATATCTTTATCCAAATCATATATCATATAATTCATATCTTTTTTCGGTATAGTAAAATTACCTTTTAAATATTCAACTTTACCAAATCCTAATAAATCTAAATATACTGATAACATACCAACACCCTCTAAAGTTCTAAATTGAGAATAAATTAATATTTTACCAGGAATAATATTTATATCTTCAATTATTTTCATATATTTAGCACTACAAGATTGTAATAATTCCATCTTTTCATCATCATCGGTTATTTTATTAACTTTTGTTATAAACTGTTCTTTAATATCTTTTAAATGATTATCATAATAATTTTCACCATCATAATTATCATCCTCATATGTTGTTAATAATTTATTTATTTGAGATGGAAAGTTTCGTATAATACCTTCAGGAAAACTAAAATTACTTACAGCTCTACTATATGTTTTATATACATTGGTTTCATTTTGCAATTTATTCATATGTTTTTTTTTCTTATTCTTTTCTTCAATATCTGCTTCAATCATTAACTTATCTAATAATACATTAAATTGAGGATTTGATAATTTAACATATTTTACATTTAAAGGATATTCTTCTGGAAAATCATCTTTATTTTTATCAACAAAACTAACTAAACCCATTATACGTCTCTTAAAAATATCAATATTCTTATATCCAACGTGATCAATACCATTATAATTATAAAAGTATTTTTTAAATATTTCATCATCTGTAGGAAAAGCATAATTTACAATAGGTTTAAGTTTTTTATCAGTTATTTTAGGTAATATATCTGTAATATTCCATTTATAATATTGAATGTAATTATCTGTAGTATTAATAAAATTTTCAGGATAGAATTGAATTGTAGTTTTTTTATTATTAGTATGAATAGAATCAATATATTTTAAATATTTAGATAAATCAGTTTTTTCAGGAATATTGTAAGTTATAATAGGACCACGTAATAAATTACATAAATGTAAAACTTCATAAGGATTATTTATTATTGGAGTCCCACTCAATAATAATATTTTACATCTCTTTGCATTCATTATATATTCATACAAAGGTGATGATAATTTACTTTTATTTGATACGGTTCTAATAAAAGAATGTGCTTCATCAATTATAATTAAACTATCACTAAAAACAGAATCATATGCTTTAAAATCTTTAATTTCTAAAGTATCTATAAAACTTAAACTATATTGTTTTATTACTTTAATCATTTTTTCAATATGATCTTTATCATTATCTTGTATATCTTCAATCACTAAATCTTTAATTAAATTAGGTAATAAAACATATTTCTTTTTATTATCATCTCTATAAAAATGTCCGCTTATATCAATACCATATAATTCTTTTATTTTCTTAATACCTAATCCATATACTCTTTTCCATTTTAAATTATATAAATATTCTTCAAAACTTTTATTATTAATACGTCCTCTTAAATTTCTAATTTTAGTTTCAGTTAATCCATTATAACTAATAAATTCGATTCTTTTTGTAATAATATTTTTAATTTCTTGATCAATTTTCAATTTTAATTTATCATCAAATTCATTATATAATTTACCATCTTCTGTTATTTTTGGTATATCTTTTTCATTAAACTTCCATTTATTTTTCTTTTTACAAAATTTAAAATCACTATGTAATAACAATTCTTTAATATAATTATTACGTAATGATGCAGGTAATATAACATATATTTTCTTTGATGTCTTTAAATATTGATTTACTAAAGTTATTGATGTTGCAGTTTTACCTGTTCCTAATTCATGATATAATAATAGACCTCTATAAGGACTATTAATATTCAAATATTTATCAATTAATATTTGATGTTCAAATGCTTTTGTAGTTTTTTTACTTTCACTAATTTTATCAGGATGAAACTTATTTTGTATATAATCTATATATCCTACACGATTTGGTAAAATATAACTAGTCATCTTATCTATTTTTGAGATAAATTATTTATATAATTAAATACTATTACATATATTAAATTTGATCATAACATATTAATATTATACCAATACCAATTAGTAATATTCCAATTATGCCTATATTAGTAATTTGAAATTGATTTGTATATATACTATAAAATAATAAAAGTATAATTTCTAAAGCAACAAAAGCTCTAAAATAAGCAGGATTTGGACATATTTTTAAAATATAATAAGTTAATAATATATTTATAAAAACAATTACACTATAAATATAATATTTAGGTTTATTTAATTCTATCAAATTATTATTATAATATATTAAAAAATATATTAATCCAAATATTCCTACAATTATTGATGTAATTATTGGAAATAAGAATTTATCAGTTTGATCTAATTTTTGAAATAAAATTAATCCAGATGTTATTATACTACGAAAAATTGATAATGGTATCCATATCATTTTATTTTAGCCTTTTTTAATTCTTCACGACATTCTTTTATTTTTTCTTTAATTTGTCTTAAAATTCCTTTATCCCTTAATTCTGTTTGATTTAATTTTTCCATCAGTAAGTGTGATAATTCTGTTTTAAAACCCATAGTTTATTATAATTATACATTATTTATTTCTAATTCTTTTAATTCTTTATCTAATTCTTGAATAGCTCCTACTAAATATGCTATTATCTTTGTTTCTGCTAATTTTTTATATTCATCTTCATCATTAACTATAATTGGTATTACTTTTTCTACTTCTTGTGCTATAAATCCTATTTCATCTTTATTATCTTTAATCCATTTAAATCCAACTGGATTAAGATCATTTACAATATCATAACAATTTGTTAATGTATTTATATTTTCTTTTAAATTAATATCAGAACTATGATATGTTGCAAACGCAGTTATATCATTCTCAACTTCTAATTCACCATTGATTAATAAATTGCATTCCATATCATAACTATCATTTATATTAGTAAATGGTTCTGATGATGGATTTGGATTATTAAAATTTTTTATAAAAGCTTCAGGTAATATTTTATTATCTACAATAGAACTAGAATTAAAGTAACCTACACAAGGTATTTTAAATTTAATTTTTGCTGTTTTAGAACCTGTTCCATAACTTAATGCACTTCCATTTTGATTTAATCCAATACCAATTAATTTATTTAATTGATTTGAAGTATTAAAAGTATCATCAGTAAAAATAATATTACAGTCATTATCATTTCTATCATACTTAAGTGTAATTCTATGTGTTGATTCTAAATTAAATCGATATTGATTATTAAATTGACTCATATTTTTTTAATCTATTACTTATATTTTTAATACTATCAACTATATACGGTATTAATTTATCTTGTTTTATAGTTTTTATTGGTATTCCATCTAATTTAGTATCTTTAACAAAATGAGGTAATATTAATTCAATTTCTTGTGCTATAAATCCTATCGATTCTTTATTATTCTTTTTCCATTTAAAACTTACAGGTCGTAATTTATTTATTATCTCCAATCCATTTGTTATTTCTTTAATATCCTTTTTTAATCGAATATCTGATGGTATAGTAGTACTAAAAGCAGTTATATCACCTTTAACTAAAACTTCTCCTTGAACAGAAAAAATTTTATTAATTATTAATCCATTTAATATATTATTATTATAATTATTATAAAAATTTTCAGAAATTGCAATATCATTAACAAATTTATCATTAATAATAATATCATAATAACCAATATTAGGTAAATGTGATTTAACTATTATTGTTTTAAACTCACTATTTAACATATAATCAATAAAATTATCTCCACTAGTAGTAATATTTAAATTACAATATTTTTGTATTGTAATTCCATCTGTTAATATTTTATTATTAAATTTAATATGATTATGTTGAACTGTATTTTGTTTATAAAATACTTTAATATTAGAATTATCACAATTATTTGTTACGATCATTTTTTATTTTTGTAATACGATTTTTTAAAGTTTTAATAGAATCTACCAAATATGGTATAAGTTTATTTTCTTTAATCATTTTGTATTCTCGTTCTTTTATTAATCCTGGAAAAAGTTCTTCCAATTCATTAGCAATAAAACCTATTTCATATTCATCATTATGTTTCCAATGAAAACTAACAGGTCTAAGTTTCTCTATATTTTCCAATGAATCTTCAATTTTATAAAAATCATATTTTAAATTACTATCTGAAAAAAAATTATGGTCTGAAAATGCAGTAATATTATCTTTAACAATTAATTCATTATTAATATATAAATTACAATAATATAAAATATTACTTCTATCATCTAAATCATAAAAATCAAAATATCCTGTTTTATATATTTTTTCTGAATTACTATCAATTTCTATACAATTTTCAGTATTAAAATTAGTAATAACATCTACATCAACGGAATTATAATTACAACTTCTAAAATTTTCTATATTAGTTAACATATGTTCTATTGTAATACAATTACTAATATCTACAATACAAGGATGTTCAGTATCATCGTTTTTTGTATAAGTAACATTAATATTATAACCTGAATTAAAACTATTAATAAGTCTATCAGTCATTTTTCTATTTCTTTAACAAAAAAAAGAATGATAACAGAGTTCAATAAAAATAGGTTTTATAATAAATCTAATTTAATAGTATTTTCAACTGCAGATACATTAACAAATACGAATTTTTATTATAATTTTATTTCAAAAGATAAACGTGATATTAATATTCATAATATATATGCAAATAATATATATTTATCAATATATGATAATAAATTATATAATAAATATGATTTTATAGGAATATTTACAAAAGAATATGATCATCATAAAATATATGAATATTTATATGATAATATAATTTATATACATAAATCTAATTTATATATTGCTATTAATGATAAAATACTTCCTTTAATAAAAATAGATATTAAACCAATTATTAAAAGTTATAATGATCATTTTAATACTAATTATTCTATAAAAAATCTTAATAATAAACCATTTTCAATGTCAATTAATGCTATTTATCCTATTAAAATATTTGAAAAATTATGTTATTGGTTATCAATTTCTAATATTAATCTTCATTATCAAATGGCAATATTTAATGTTTTAGAAGGATTAAAATTAGAATATTTAGATATTCAATATAATTTAAGACATTATGATCATATACCATCATTAGATTATTTATATTTATCTGATATTTTTGATAAAAATATAACTATACAATATATTGAAAATATATCTACAAATGCTTTAAAAACAATCAAATACAATGATCTAATTATTGAACAACAATATAGTAAAGATCATTATACTATTGTAATTAATAATAAAGAATATTATAATTATTTAGATCCATATGATCCTATTCCTATTTATTATAATAATAAATTACATATAATATTCAATGGATTAACAAATGAAAGAAAATATCATCGTAAAATGTATTTATCTGATCTAAATAGTTTAATACCATTAAAATCAAAAAAAGTAATTGAAAAAAATTGGGTTCCTTTTATACATAATAGTAATTTATATTTTATAAAATCTTTTAAACCTTTAATTTATTATGATTATAATAATGATATTGAAATAAATAAAGATATAAGTTATAATTATTATCCAAAAGGAAATTTAATATTACATAATGAAATGTATATTGGTTTATGTTATCATAAAGAATATAAAAATAATATAAAATATCAAGGAATATTTGTATATTTTATAAATCCTAAAACATTAGATATTATTAAAATATCTAAACAATTACAATTTAATTATTGTAATAATACATCAAATCCAACAATAAAATGTTTTGATCATAATGATAAACTCATTACATTAAATAATATAATTGTTAATGTTAGTTCAACATTTTATAAAAAAAAATTAGTATATTCAATAATACCATTATATATTTATGAAAAAAATAATGAAATATTTATAATTGTTAATATTCAACATTGTTTATCATTTATTTATAAATTAATAATAAAACCATTTTAATCTAGTTTCAAAAGCAATATAACCAATTTCATAATCAGTATCAATAATAAAATCATTTATTTTATCCAATCCATCTGTATTATTTGTTTTTTTTATATTTTCTAAAATAATATTAGTTTTATTGTTAATATTATATTTATTATATGATTCATTTGTAATATAATGTAATTCATCAGTATTATTTTCTGATAATAAATAATTCATTGCTGATATTTTTCCATTTATATTTTTATTTAATTCTGTTTCTTCTTCTAATTGTACGCTATTTAAATTAGTTATATTTGTTATTGTTAAATTATTTATAGGATTTGAACATGTATATATTTTTGATTTATCAGTAGTTTCATTATACAATGCTATATATAAAATATTATTTTGTGTAATTGTAATATTCTGTATAATATTATTATTAAATTCAGAAAAATTATCAATATTTGTATTAGTATCATCAATATCAAATTTCATTTTATAAGTACTAAAATTTGCTTTTGAATATTTAATCAAATTAATTTTAGATTGATTTTCATTAAAGTGTATTATTCTATAATCATTATCAGCGTTATTTGTGTTAATAATATTATTATATATAATATTTGTATTAATAAGATACTTTCCAATATCTCCAATAGTTGAATTAGTTGTATTAATATTTATATTCCCCCCTTGTAACATATTAATTACTGTTTCATTTTCTTCATTTAAATTAGAATTATTACCTGTAATTTTTATCTTATTAAAACCGTTTCTGTTTCCATGTGTTCTACCTATTATAAAACCATTATAATCTGCATCACTACCATAAATTGCTTTATAATCAATTAATGTAGAATATTTTATATCTGTAGAATACGATATTATATAATTAATAGTATTATTATCAATATAATTAAATTTACAAATTTTAGTATCACTATTTGATGTTCCCGTAACTAATAATAAATTGCAAGTATTATGTTCAATAAATGTAAATCCTTTAATATGTTGTAAATATTCTGTATAATTAATATTTAAAGAAATATTTTCATTTATATTAAAATTATGTTCATTACTACTTTTTTTAAAATAAAAAGTATCGGTTGTGTTTTTATAACAATAAAATAAAGAATTATTATAATATGAAATATTAATAAAATTAGAACCACTATCTAAATTTGAACTCATATTATTAATATTAATATCAGTGTCATCTTGTTCATTTGTTAAATTTATTTTATGTAAATTACTAGAACTAACAAAAAATAAATATTTATCATCTTTGTATCCTGCATAATTATTTGCTAATATTTCATAAATATTTGAAAATGAAGTTTCTTTAACAATCGAACTAATTTCAATTCCTTTATTATTTGGATTATTAATTGTAGAGCGTTTAATAGATTTATGATCATTATCAATAAAAAATAAAACTCTTTTATCAAAATCATTAATAATACTTCTAGGATTTTTTAAACGTGCTTCTAAACCATTATAATCAGATACATTACCAAGTATTCTTTCATTACCAATAACTACTTTTTTTTCATATGTATTTGTATTTTTAGTTAATTTATAGATAACTGCATTATTTGTATTTGCTAAGTATATTGTATTATTATTAAATACCGTAATACTATTATTAATACCACAATTAACTAATGATAAAAGAGTTAATATAATAAGTAATTTCATTTTACTATAATAAATATAATTCTTTTATGGAATTCTATTTACTATAATAAACTCATTTGGAACTTCTATATCTTTATTTTCATCGAATCCTGGATGGTTTTGTCCTGCACTTGCATATGCTGTTTTAATTACATCAAATTCTTGGACTTCAGTAGTACTTTCGTGTGTTTCTTCGCCAATAGTTAACTTATGAGTTACGTTTGCATTAGTATAAGTCACCCCCCCACGTTTTACCACATTATTAGACGCCTGGAGTTGATAAATAACATTGGATGTTACTGACTCATTATCATATTCTTGAATTTCAGTTCCATTAAAAAAACTTGCATTTGTTCCAGGAAGATTTATTACAAATGTGTTGTTAATCTCATTAAATAAATAATCATTATATGATTCTGATATATGCTCAGACCCAATATTTAAAGTATATTTATAGTAAACTCTATAGTCATAAGATTCTCTTTCTTTAAATTCACCACCATTATCACCTCCTAATATTTCTCCATTATTTATAATATTTATTGTTCTTCTTATTGAATCATCATCATCGCTTAATACTTTTATAGCGTGTCTGCCTATTATAGAAGAATCATCATTTTTATCAATTTGACCTAATCCTCCTCTACCATATATTGTGCCATTATTTGTTATATTAACTTTAGTTACAGTATTCAAATTAAGTTCAGTAAAATTAATATATAATCCAGAGCCTTTTTCATAATCTTCATTATATAATATTGCTCCTGAATCAATTACAATATTTAATATTATAGTATCTGAAGGAACATTCTTTAACATCATTATATTACCTCTTGTAGTTTCTGAAAAAGTTATTGTATAACTGGATGGTAAAATATTATAAAAATTATAGTAAATTGTAGTTATTTGTTCTGTTGTTATTGAATAACTGTATAATCTTAAATCTGCAATATTACCGGTAAAATATGCAGATACTCCACTTTCTTTACCAATATTCAATGTTATAGAATTTGTAATTAAATTATCAATTTTCTCAGTTAAAATTGAATTATTACTATATATATCATATCCTTGTTCATTGTAAGTTAAAGCTAAATGATACCAGTTATCAGCTATAAAATCAGTTGTTATATTTTTTATATCAGTATTAACTTTAATACTTAATTCATTTGAATTAACTTGAATATAAAAATTATTATCAGTTGTTGATAATAAATAATTATCTGTATTAACATTTTCAAGTTTAAACCAAAAACTTAATGTCTTAAGATCAAAATTAATAATCCTTGATAAATAATAATTACCATCTAAATATACAGATTTTGGAGGTGTATCATACCTAGTTGTTCCACTTGAAGTTAAAGAATATTCCGAAGATTGAGAATTATTTAGATTATTATCAAAATCATAATGAATATAAGTTCCCACTGTTTCATTAAAATTATTGTAAATTGTAGTTATTTCTTGTGATGTTATTGAATAATTATATAATCTTAAATCTGCAATATTACCATTAAAATATGAATAATCTCCAGTAATTTTAATTAAATCATTTAAAAACCCTCCATTACCATAACCACCAAATATATATATATTACCTTCAATTGCTACCATTGAATGATGATATCTTGCAGTAATACTAGTTCCAGTAATATCAATCACTGTCACAACATTAGTAGATGTATCAATTTTATAAAAATCATCTAAATAATCAGAACCGTTATATCCACCAAATATATATATATTACCTTCAATTGCTACCATTGAATGATCATATCTTGCAGTAATACTAGTTCCAGTAATATCAATCACTGTCCCAATATTAGTAGATGTATCAATTTTATAATAATCATTTAAATAATCAGAACCGTTATATCCACCAAATATATATATATTACCTTCAATTGCTATCATTGAATGACTATATCTTCCAGTAATACTAGTTCCAGTAATATCAAACACTGTCACAATATTAGTAGATGTATCAATTTTATAAAAATCATTTAAAGCCACTCCAGTAGTATTACGTCCACCAAATATATATATATTACTTCCAATCGCTACCATTGAATGATTATGTCTTTTACTAATACTAGTTCCAGTAATATCAATCACTGTCCCAATATTAGTAGATGTATCAATTTTATAATAATCATTTAAATTATAATTATCGTCATGTGCACCAACTATATATATATAATTTCCAATTGCAACCATTGAATGATTATGTCTTACACTGGTAGTACCGGTTATTGTTATTTCTTCTACACTATATGTAGATGTATCAATTTTATAAAAATCATCTAAATAACCAGAACCGGTACTACCACCAAATATATATATATCAGTTCCAATTGCAACCATTGTATGATAACGTCTTGCACTAATAGAATCACTATGAAAATCTAATATTTCAAAATTAATATTATTAATATTATTATTAAATACATTATTTTTTTTACCAATATTAAGTGTAGTTGGAACAATAATAAAATTATTTATATTAATTAAAGTATTATTTTTATTTTTATTTATATATATATCATAATAATCTTGATCATTATAAACTAAAGCTAAATAATACCAATAATCATTATTAAAAGAATGATTAATATTTTTAATTAAATCATTATTCTTAATTTGCAATTTATCTTCATAAACTTGAATATTAAAATTATCAGCTATTGATATTAAATAAGTATCTTTAGTTATATCTTTAGAATTAAACCAAAAACTTAATGTTTTAATATTAAAATAAATTTCTCTTGATAAATAAGAATTACCATCTAAATATACAGATTTTGGATTTGTATCATAACTAATTGTTCCACTTGAAGTTAAAGAATATTCCGAAGGTTGAGAATTATTTAGATTATTATCAAAATCATATTGAATATAAAATTGTACATTATTAGGTATAATAGTAGCTTCTCGTTTTTCAATATTTGATTTTTGTGGTTTAACTAATAATGTTGGAAGCTCATAAATTCGTGGTGTATTTTCAATACTTGTTGGATTCATTTATATTTATATTAATTATTTGTTTTAAATCGAATTATTTTCATAAATAATAATATTAATTGTTTGTTTTAAACTATTACCATTATTTATAGTAATATTATTATTATTATTAATAATAATAATAATATCTTTTAAATATATTAATTTATCAAACTCATCAAGATCAAAACTATAATCAGGTGTTGAATTTACTGTTAAAATTAATTTATTAATTTTTTTATTATTTGAGATTTTAGTTAATAATTCAGAATCAGTGCAATATAATTCATATTTAATGATATTTTCTTTAATTTTAATTGTTAATAATTCAGGTAAATTTTTTGGATTGTCTAATTCAATTAATTTTGAAGAATTAGTAAGATAATATATTATACCATAAGTTTTAATATCTATTGTAATCGTTTTTAACTGAATTAAATAATTATCTTGGTAATCATTCATTGTAATTTTAATACCATTATAGATTATTCCATTAATACTACAATTTATAGTTGATACATTTTCCATAGTTTGATTTGGTATAGAATTATCTGGATCAATACCATTTACAATAAAATATTGTGAATTTAAATCAACATACTTTATATCATCAACACCTTCATTATTAAAAGTTTTATTTTTATTAAGATTAAGGATGATACTTGTGTAAGTTAAAAAATCATTATAATTATCTCGAACTTTCATTTTAATACGCTCAGAACCTAAATCTATTACATAATTTAGTTCTATTTGAGGATTTGTATTATGAATAATTAAATAATCTATATCTTGTAATGAATCTATTGATTTACCTTTTGATGTTTTTTGAATTACTAATTCTAACTTATTATCATATTTACGTGTATAATACAAATATGTATTATTGTTATTAATATTAACACTATCAATAGTATAATTAACATTTTCAACATATGAATCGAAATAATCATATCTTTGTGATCTTATATTTTTAAAATCTGATATAACTAATGGTATATTAGATTGTAATTGAATAAAAGCAGAATAAGATGTATTAATAGTTGTATTACTATTAACTTCTGGTATTATATCATTTGTATCTATAATAAATTTATTAGTTAAAGTATTTTCAACAGTGTAATATTCGGTTCCTCCTTTATTAAAATAATCACTAAATTTAATTTGTTTATTATTATAATTATAATTATCTGGATATACATAATCAGTATGAAATTTGTTATATAAATCTTTGAAACTAATAGATTCTTTATTTTTTAATAAAACTGGTATTCTTGGTTGTTTATAAAATTTAGCTACAGATAAACTATAATATAAAATATCTCCATAATCTGTATTCATATATAAATTACCTTTCAAATCAACTGTACAACCTGTAAAACGATTTGTTTTAAATATTATATCTTCAATATATGTAAAAGAATTATAATTAATATTATACATATATAATTTATCAGCTTCATATGGTATCATAATAATATAACTAATGTTATTTAATTCCATTATTGTTCCACCATTAAATAGTTTTTTATTTATACTATAATCTTCAATTGGTTCTGAATTTGATTTAGTATCATTATTAATATTATATATACAAATAGAATTTGTATTATATGGTATTAAATATAATATATTACTATGATGTAATAATTTTGAATATGTTGGCGATTCAATAGTTCCAGATGTTTCGTAAGTTTCAGTTGTTTCAATAATATTATTACAATTAAATTCAAATTTTTTAGTATCTTCATTTACAGCTATATCATATATATATATATTAGAACCATATTCATCTAATAAATAAATATTTTCATCATTAATAATACATCCATCAGAAAAATTAATATTTGAAGTATCATCATTAATTTTAAGATCTTCAATAGTTGGATTAGTTTCTATCATAGGATTATCGGGAATTTTATAATATAAAGATTTATCTGATTTTTCTTTAATAAAAAATAAAAATTTGTCATTATTATTATTTTTATAGAATAAAGTAGTACAAAATAATTTGGTTAAAACTTTATTTTCATCATCATCATTTAAATTCGTTTTAATATCAATTTTTTTAAAATGATTTTTTGGATTTATAATAATTGATGTAAAATCATAAATTATAAATAGAATACTTGTTTGTGGTGTAGATTCTGATTCTGATTCTCGTTCAATGTATGGAATTAAATATAAATAATTATTAACAATAATTGAAGATTTAAATAAGTTCTTATAATTATCAAATTCAGGATCAAGATTAATATTAATAATTTTTAATAAAGGTATTTCGTGATCTAATTCGAGTGCTAAAAGATTTTTAAAATTATAAGGAATAAAATAAACAGTATTATTTTCTATTGAATAAATATTATTAATTGATACTTGTAGTATTTTATTATCAGTTAAGAAATCTTCTGATCTAAAAATTTTATATTGATCATCATTAATTGTTTGATATATTTCAAATATAGTTTTATGATCTGTATCTTTAAAAAAATTATCATTTATATTTTTATCAAATATATCATTAAAATATATACCTTTTTCATATAATAAATCAATCTCTAAATTAGTTAAAATTTCATTAAATATATGAAAATTATCTAAATATCCAGTAAAATTTTTACCAATTTCAAATGTAGTAAAATCTCTTATATTAACAAGATCACTAATTGATTGTTGTTCATCAAGACTTCCATTTTTATAAATTTCAACATCTGTATTATTAATATTTAATGCAAAATGATCAAATGATTTACTTTCTATTTTATAATTATTATCATTAATTATAAAATTTAAATTAGATTCATCACTATAATAACATTTTATTGAATTAGTATCATTTTCATTTTCATAAAATTCAAATATTGTTCCATTATTACTAAGATTTGATGTAAAAAAAGCAATAGCAATTTGATTTGTAAAATTAGTTTTAATTTCTGAATTAATTGTTAATTTATTTTGATTTAATTTAATTGCATTACTTAAAAAATATTTATCACCTGTAATAAGTTCATAATCAGAATGTTCAGTAGGTGAAGTAATAGTACTACTATTAAATGAACTAGAATTACTGGTATTTTCTTCAAAATTATATAAAGCAATGAGTTTATTATTTGGAATTATAGTAATATTTGTTTTTTGACGAAATTCAAATATATTAGATGTTCTAATATCAGTGCTATATATATTAAATAAAGTATTACCCCGTATATATTGTGGATCAATAAATATGTCTCCTGAACCAATATCAAATGGTTCAATTAATGTATATTTACCAAAATCATCATTATTAAATAATCCTTTTGAAATAATATCAAAATTAGGTTCAGATTCTAAAATAGCTCCTTCAGTTAAATCATAAGTAATAATACCAAATTTACTAGTTTTATTTGGAATAGCAATAATTATATATTTTTTATCATTAACATATAAATGTGCATTAACAAATTTATATGATTGATTTAATACTAAATTAAATCCAGAAATATCAATAATATTATGTAAAGATTCTGTAAATGTATTAAATATTAAAATAAAATTATATGATTGAGGAATCATATAAATATATCCGTGTTTTTCAATAGCAGTAATAAAAAAGTTTTGATTCCTATCTTTTTGTAAAAGTTTTTTATTTTCATTCATTAATATAATATATTTAAATTCATCTGTTACAATATCAAATATACCAAATTGCGAAATATTATATGGAATAAAATAAAACTTATTTGTAATTCTACTATAAATTATTTTTTTAAATTTATATTTTGATGTATCATTTTTAAATTCTATTAATTTATTATAATTTAATATATTAGTTGCAATATCAATTTTAAGAATAATATTTTTACGTGATATTATTAAATATAATATATCATGATGAATTGTAGTAATAACATAATTATTTTGATCATTTGCAAGAATATTATTTGTTTCAGTACTAAAATTATAAGATATTAAATTATCATTATTTACTATTTGAATATAATTACCAGATTCGTGAATCAAATATGTTATATAATCATAATAAAATCCACTATTATAATTTGATGTAGTACCATCATTTCCAATTAAATTATGTAAATTACAAGAAAAATCAATTTTATTAATACTAATATAATGTTGAAGATTTGTTGAGTAAAGTTCTAACTTATCAGATCGACTATATTCTTCATAATCGGATTTATCTTTAATAATAAAATATTCAATATTATTTGGTAATGATATATTACAAATAATTGGTATATTACAATTATCTTTTAAATTACAATTATTAAGATTATATATTTGAATATTATTATCATTTAAATGTGATGATACGACATATAAGATATTACTATAAGTATCTAAATAAGAATCACTATTATTTTTTATATTAGAATCTAATTCACTGCCTAAAATAAATTTATCAAATACCATTTAATTTATTTTCTAGTTCTACTATTTTATTATTCAAATATTTAATGTTATTAACTAAATACGGAATTATTCTTTCATAATTAATATAATGATAATCTATATCATTCATTTCAATTTTACACATTGATACTGCTTCAGGAATTACTTCTTTAACTTCTTGTGCTATAAATCCAATATCGTGTTTATTTGCCATATTAGAATTAAATAAATTATTTTTCCATATGAATCTAACCGGATTTAATTTATTAACAATATCAATATCATTATTATCAAATGAAATAATATTTGTTTTGAATCTTTTATCTGATATACTTTTAAAAGCAATAATATCTCCAGTTGTTTGAATACCACCATCAACAAATAATTTAATATTATCATCACTAGTGCTTGGATCAACATTTATACCTACACTAAGTGTATCTAAAGAAAAAGATAAAATAGTTACATTATCTTGTGTAGTAAATCTAGTAAAAGGTGCAGAGTTAATTTCAGTAGATTCATCTATAAAATTACCTGTATAAATTTTTAATGAATTAATATTAGCAGATTCTAACGAATCTGGACTTATTTCTAAAAGACCTCTAACTAAAAGATTACCAGTATTTAATCTTGTATCCCCTGGTGTATCAATATATAATACATCTTTTTCCTCTTTTACTATAGTATTATCACCTGTATTATTACCAATATATACATTAGGTATATTAAGTGTATCTCCTTCATATTTAGCATAACTAATAATATTTGGAAAAGAAAACATTGTACCATCACCAACATTAAATTTTGTAACAGTTAATTCATCGCATTTAATATTGATTTTATCATTTTCATAATAAATAACATTTGATTCTGGATTACTTTCTCCATCTTTTATACTCAATATAGCTTTATTGATTTTAATATATTTATTATAATTAGTTTCATCATTATCATAAGATATGATACAATTACTTTCAATTTGAATACCAATTAGTTCGCTATTATTAACAGAAGAATCTGTTATAATAATTTTGTTATTTCTTTTAATTGTAATATCACTAATAATATTACTACAATTTAAATTATCACAAGTAATAGTTTGATTTATAGCATTAATATCATTATTAAAAGTAATATAATCACTATTTTCAATATTAGTAACAGTTAAAGTATTAGTAATTGTAATATTATTTGCATTAATATCAGCAGTGGTAGTAATATTGCAATTAATATCTATTTCACTATTATCTGAAAGTTTAGCACGTATTCTACCTAAATAATTGTCTGTTAAAGTATCTATACTATAATCAGTATCATTATTATTATTAGTTTTTATTTTATTAACAAAGATACCACTATTAGAAGATGTAATAAAATAATCATTTATAGATGAATTAATGATATTAGAAACATCTAAAGTATCAGTGATTGTAATATTACTTGCTTCAATATTGCTTAAAGTTTTTATTATACCAGTAATATTTATTTCACTATTATTTTCTAATTTACCAGTAATACTACAAAGATCATCTCCTAGAAGACTTTGAATATTTAAAGCATATAATGTATTACTAGTAAATTGATTTTCACAATATATATTTTGTGTTGTAGTAATATTACAATTAATATTTATTTTACTATCACCTTCTAATATACCTTTAATACTACAAAGATCACCTTCAAGAAGACCTTGAATATTAGAAGCATATAATGTATTTTGCGCTGTTAAATAAGTTCCAGTAACTCTATCACTTATTGTAATATTACTAACAATAATATTAGAAGAATCTAATGTATCAGTAATTGTAATATTATTTGCTTCAATATTGCTTAAAGTTGTAATTGAACCAGTAATATTTATTTCACTATCACCTTCTAATATACCTCTAATACTACAAAGATCACCTTCAAGAAGTCCTTGGATATTGGAAGCATATAATGTATTACTAATAAATTGATTTTCACAATGTATATTTTGTGTTGTAGTAATATTACAATTAATTTCTATAATACTATCACCTTCTAATATACCTCTAATAATACAAAGATCACCTTCAAGAAGACCTTGGATATTGGAAGCATATAATGTATTTTGGGCTGTTAAATAAATTCCAGTACCACTATCAGTTATTGTAATATTACTAACAATAATATTAGAAGAATCTAATGTATCAGTAATTGTAATATTACTTGTTATGATATTACTTGTAGTTTCAATTGAACCAGTAATATTTATAATACTATTACTCTGTAATATACCAGTAATAGTACATAGATCATCATTAATACCTTGGATATTAGAAGCATATAATGTATTACTAGTAAATTGATTTTCACAATATATATTTTGTGTTGTAGTAATATTACAATTAATTTCTATAATACTATTACTTTCTAATATACCTATAATACTACAAAGATCTTGACCAACATTTCGAATATTAGAAGTATATAAATTAGTTGCTGTAATATCAATACCTGTAATATTACTATTAGTTTTTATTTCACCATCAATATCTATTTCACTATTACTTGATATACAACCCCGTATTTTACCAAGATAAGTATTTGATAAAGTATCTATACTAAAATCTTCTTCATTATTATTTGTTGTTTTAATAGTTTTAATATTTAAAGTTCCGAAACTACCATTAATATTATTATCAGTTGTTCCAGATTCTTCACCTAATGTAATACCTCCATAAATATGTAAATCATTAACTTTAATTTTATCTTTGGTTATTGTTGTATTACTACTTATAGTTTCATAATTTTTAAAATTAATTTCATAATCACAAATAATGTTAGATGTATATAAATTACTTGCTGTAATATTAATACCTGTAATATTACTGGTTGTTTTAATTTCATCAGTAATATCAATAATACTATTACTACATAAATGTCCACGTATTTTACCTATTATATGTTGATTTGACGTATCAATACTTATTGTATTAGAGTTGGTATTATTTGTATTAATTTTAGTAATGTCTATTTCATCTTCGATATCAATTTTCTTAATTTTAAGTGTTTCATTATCTATAAAACCATAACCATTATCAAACATAAAATTACTATTTGTTAATAAACAATGATATTCATTATTACTTAAGAATAAAGTATCATTTAAGATAGTTATATTATGATTACTAGTTATACTAATTTGATTTTCTTCTATTGTTAAAATTGAAATAGTATTATTTTCCAAAATATTTTGATGTGTTAATTCAATAAAACCATTTTGTAATTTAATATTACCAACATCTAATTTAATACGTGTTCTATCACGATCTACACCTTCAAAATAAGATTTATTAATTTCATCTTTAATATTGCAATTTTCATCACGAATATAATTATTTTTAAATTGAATATCATAATTATCTGTTCCTGTATTACCATAAAATATTATAGATTTATCAAATACTTGAATATCATTTGTAGATGTAATTGTAGAAAAGTATGTTGAATAAATTTCATAATAGTTAATAAAATTAGAATTTACATCTTCAATTCTTGTTACTACATTTTGTTCTAATATTCCTAAATCATATCTATTAACATTATAACTATTATCACCAATTATTAGATTACTACGTATTGTTATATCGTTATTACTAATTGAAAATGTTTCATCAATATCAATACCAACAATAGTGATATTGGATAATATAGCACTTTCAAGTATTAATTGATTATTAACGGTTATAGTATCAGCGGTAATATTACAAGAATTTAAATTAGAATTATGAATTGTAATAATTTCAATATCATTAATAAAATTAGAAGATCCTAAATGAAAATTAGGACCTGATATTAAATTATCAATTACAATATTACTAACATTTATATTAGATGTTCCTAATGTTTCTAAGATCTTAAAATTTGATGTTGTTAATACATTATCTATAACATCAATATCACAATTTGATATTGTTAATTTTGTTTCTTTTATTTCTAATAAACCATAAATGTGAAGATCAACATCATTATTTTCATTACCAATTGCGACAATATTATCAAAGTTTTTAATATTAATACCATAATTACCAATTGCAGATAATTGTTCAGGTTTAATGATTAAAGCATCACCAATAATATTTTTGTTAATAAAATCAATAGGAACAACTGTTTGATACATTTTAAAGTCATCTATATATCCATTTAAATAATGAGTAGTTGTAGTATGATCAAAAACACCAAAATAATTAGTAGTATTAAAATCATTACCAAATATAGTAATATTAGTTTCATATATTTTTTTATTTATTTCAATACCATTCACATAGGTAAAAATAGTAGCTATGTTATCTGTTGTAGTAAAACTAAATATATCACTATTTTGAGTTGTACTATTAGTATATCCAAGATCTACAAAATATTTTATTAATAAATTTGAATCAGTATCAATATTTTTAGGTATTGTGTCAATTGTGTTATCATTTTTAAGAATTAAAACTATATGATACCATTCATCTTTTTTTAATTCAAGTTCATTTATAATATTTGTATAATCTTCATTTCTATTAGTAATATTAATATTTAAGTTATTATTACTATCTAAAAATATATTGATACTTCTTTCAGTATTTCCAAAATTATCAGGAACTCCAAATCTAAAGATATGTTGTTTTCTATCAATTTCATTGAATCTTATCCAAAATGCTATAGTATAACTTTGTGCCTGTGTAAATGAATAATTTTCCTTTGTATTAAAACTATAATAATCAATACCACCCGAATTAAATATATTACTACCACAATATAAAGAACTATTACCTTTTACATATTTAGTTCCATAATAATTAATAGGGTTGTCTTTAAATATATTTGGAGTAATATTATATTCACTAAAAGTAGAATAAATTGGATTAGTATTATAATTTAATTGTAATATATTATTAATAAAAAAATCAGTCTTATCATCTATATCATATATATTAAAATCAAAATCATATGCTAATATTAAATTACTTTGAAAAAACTTAGGCATATTGTTGTATAATATTTTAACATCTTCTTTATCAGTCATTTTTGAAATAATTACATCGGTGTGTTTATCAATTTGACTAATAGATGCGTATTTTTGTGCAAGTGTTCTTTGATTTTCTGTAATTGTCTTACTAACTGTAAGATTATTATCAATATTAACATTATTACTAACTGTTAAATTACTAACTACATTTAATGTAGTAAATGTGGATGTATTGATAACAAGTTCTGCAATACTTAAACTTCCATCAACTTCTAAATCACCATATATTCTTAAATCAATAGGTGTATTTGATGTTCCAATATTAATATTACTAGAATAATTTACAATATCAATACCATAATTACCATTAGCACTAATATGACCAGGAGTGATTTTAGTTATATTTCCGATTACGTAGTTTTGTATATATTCAATATCTAAATTGGTTTTATAAATACGAAAATCATCAATATATCCATTAATTGTTAAACCTGTAGTATAACCAAGATATATATATGCAATTCCTTCTTTGGAATCTAAATTTCTTAATAATAAGGTATCTTGAATATTACCTACTTTAGTTGTATGATTAATTTTAATACCATTAACTAAAAGTTCTTTTAATTTGGGTGAAGAAGTATCATTAATTATAATACTAATATGATACCATTCATTTTTATTTAAATTACAAGTGTATTCAATATAATTATCGGTGTCGTTATAAATTATTAATTTATCAGTTTGATATTTAAAATAAAATATATCACCATTTGAATCTGTTAAATTTAAAATATATTTATCATTACTACATTCTTCATTTAAAAACAACCAAAAACTAAAAGTATAGCGTTCTGAATTAAATTGATTATTGTCCATTTTAATTTTATAATAAAGGCTTTCATTGATTTCAGCAGATCCGGTTCCTACATAATATTCTTTTTGTAAATTACTTGTTGTTCCTTTAATAGTTAAATTTCCATATTTTTGTGATGATTGATCAATATTACTAGTAAGATTATTTTTAAAATCTTCTTTATTAAAATTATACCAAATAATTAGGTCATTATGATCTACATAAATATTTTCACGAACAACAAGATCATATTTTTTATTATTTTCAGGTTTTAATTCATATTTATCTTCTAATTTGATCCCTTTTTCTGCAATATTACAATATACATCTAATGAACATATTGGTGTAGTTGTTCCTATACCAATATTTTTATTTTGATTATTATATATGTATTTACTTGTAATATTCCATATTGTTGCTAATCCATAAGGCATTCTTATATTATTATTTGGTTAAAAAAAATTAAAACATAGTTAATTTCATTCTTTTAGAATAAATACATAGTTCTAAAGAAAAATCCTTTAATGTATAATCAATTAATTCAGAAGTGTTATTATATTTTTTAAAAGAGATATTTAATCTATTTAATTCACCTTGAATAGGATTAAATACAAAATTTTGTGTATCTAAATTAAAATCGGATATAATTCCAGTTCCATTTAATTCATTTTTAGTAAATGAAGGATAAAATATAATATTATTAAATACATTAATACCAGATTTATAATTACTATTATCATATAATGTTTTTAATCCATAATCATTTATACATAAAAATATTTTGTCTAAATCAGTAGAAGTATCCCGTGTAGCATAAATGTCAATTAATTTAATACTACATACATTTTTAATAGGTTCAATATTAACAGTTATATCTGAAATATTACTGCCATTTATAATAATAGTTTTTTTATCTAGTTTATCTTCCATTTATTGTAAATTATATTTTTTTTGATATAAAATAGCGAATAAAAGTATATAAAGAAATAAATTTATTAGTTAATAACGTTAATTTAAAAAATAGGATCATTATAGAGTTACTATAATATATTTTATAAAATTATAACTTAACAAAATAATTAATATTTTGTAGAATATATTAACATCATTATAATTTAACAAAAATAATTAATATTTTGTAGAATATATTAACATCATTATAATTTAACAAAAATAATTAATATTTTGTAGAATATATTAACATCATTATAATTTAACAAAAATAATTAATATTTTGTAGAATATATTAACATCATTATAACTTAACAAAAAACTTTATAATAACTTTTTGTAGATTTATAAATATATTTAAAATAACAAAAAACTTTATATTAACTTTTTGTAGATTTATAAATATATTTTGTAGAACTATAAATATATTTTGTAGAACTATAAATATATTAAGATCATTATAACTTAACAAAAAACTTTATAATAACTTTTTGTAGAATTATAAATATATTTTGTAGAACTATAAATATATTAAGATCATTATAACTTAACAAAAAACTTTATATTAACTTTTTGTAGATTTATAAATATATTTAAAATAACAAAAAACTTTATAATAACTTTTTAGTTAAAAATAAATGCGAATCTGTTTGATTTATTATTTTTTTTATAATATTATTTGCATATTCGTGACTATGTAAATGATCAGGATGTATTAAAGAACCATAATCAGTATTTGAATAAAAAACAGGAAAAGTATGAACATATGTTCTACAAGTTTCATATGTCATTACATCTGCAAGTCTACAAGATTTACTATTTTTAAAACAAAACTTATTATCTTTTTTATAAAGATTTAACATTTTTTCTGCACCTTTTCGTGATACAATATAACCAGATGCGGATGGTATGATCATTTTCCATTGAATCCAATTTGCACCTTGATTATATACATTATAAAGTTTTTCTACAGTTGGTCCCATACAACAATGTAATTGTAAAACTTCTGCATTATCCGGAATTGATTTTAATAAAGCTTCAATATTAATTTCATGTGGTATAATTGTATCATCTTCAAATATTATAAACCAATCTTCATTTGATTTATAACCTTCTTCTATTGCTAACATATGACTAATTAATGTGCAATGTTCAACTTTGCAATTTTTACAATTTTTAAAATATAATCCTGAAGGATCGCATTTATATGGAAGATCAAGATCATGAACATATTCATTAATATCATCAGGTGTTATTGCAGAAATACGTATATTTTTAGTAATAAAATCAATATTTTTAAATTGTTCTCTCATTAAATCTCTACGTCTAATACATTCATCTACATTTATCCAAATAGCTAACATTTATATTAAAATAATTTATAATTGTTTATATTAATATAAATAATATATTATTAAAATTACATCATTATCTAAAAATAATGTAACATTAAATGTTTTTATATAGTTATTTAATAAATATGAAAAAAGCTAAATGTATTCGTAATTCTTCAACATGGTCTTATATAGAAAAAAATCAAAAATTTGATGCTACTGGTTTTAAAAAAACAGATGTTATACAAAATTTAGATAAATATTCTCCAAGAATGCTAAAATTAATGGAAAATATTAAAGAAATTGATAAAAAAGATTTAGAACAATATGGTAAATTGTTTAAACACGTTATTTATTCAGATGTTCAAGGTATTTATGGTTCTAAAATGGTTTCTGCGGTTTTACTTGGAAATGATTTTAAATTATGTTATGATAAAAATCTTAATTTTTTAAAAAATAATAAAAATAGTTTTGCACTTTTAACATCTTCAGTTATTTATGGCAAACCATTTCCAAGTAAATTAAAAAAAGAAATACTTTCTAATTTTAATGAAAGACCTGATAATATTTATGGTGAAAAAATAAGATTTATTGTAATTGATAGTGGTTATAAAGAAGGTATCGATCTATATGATGTAAGATATTTTCATATTTTAGAACCATTAGTAACAAAATCTGAAGAAATACAAGTATTAGGTAGAGGATTAAGATTTTGTGGTCAAGCTGGATTACCATTTGATCCAAAATATGGTTGGAAATTAGATGTTTATAAATATAATATGAAATATTCAAATGATATGGATAGTTTTGAGTTATATTTAAAACATTCAAATATAGATTTAACTAACATTAATTTATCTTCAGATTTAGAAATTCTTTTAAGATTATCTGCAGTTGATAAAGAATTAATTAAAAATCTAAATAATCCTATAAAAACAAGATTTGATAAAATATTAACAAATGATACTATAAAAAAAAATCAAGTAAGTGTTAATGCATATGGTAAAATTTATCATAATGATACACCTATACAATGTAAATTAAAATGTTATGGACCATTGCAATCAACACATAATGGTTTATTATTAATAGCAGCAATAAATACTAAATTTAATTATTATCATATTATGAATGATAAATATCCTAAAAATAGTTTATGTAATAAATTACCAACTGATGATTTATTATGTAAAAATACTAATGATTTGTGGATGAAACCAATACAATATTTAATGTTGAATGGAAAAGCATTAATGAAAAAAATAAATACATTAGTTGAAGAAAAGAAAATTAATTTTAAGAATTATAATGATGTTATTGAATTTATTAATATGTATTATAATATTGATTTATTAAATCCTAAAAATATTTTAAAACCACCAGCTATTTTTTATAATTATTTAGATTTACAATTATATATTAAAAGTAATTTTAAAAAGTTTATTTGGAATAAAACTAAAATTGAAAATCTTTGTGAAAATAAAGAAATTGATAAAGAAATTGATAAAGAAATTACATTAACACCTACACAAAATTTCGTTAAAACATATTTTACACCTAGAAATATTAATAAAGGTATCCTATTAAATCATTCTGTTGGAACTGGAAAAACTTGTTCCGCAATCTCTATATCAGCTAGTTTTGCTAAAGAAAATTACACTATTATATGGGTTACACGTCATACATTAAAAGAAGATGTATGGAAAAATATGTTTGATAAAGTTTGCAATAGTATTTTAGAAGATGAAACAGATAAAGTAGAACAATTGAAGATAATAAAAAGAAATTGGTTTCCAATATTATCTTATAAACAATTTACAAATTTAATAGCTAAGAAAAATAAATATTATGAAGATTTAGTTAAAATAAATGGTAAAGAAGATCCTTTAAAAAATACTTTAATTATAATTGATGAAATTCATAAATTATTTACAAATGATCTTAAAATAACTGAACGACCAAATGTAAAATTATTAAAACAAACTTTGCATAACTCTTATACATTATCTACAAATGATTCTTGTAAATTAATATTATTATCAGCAACTCCAATGACGGAAGATACTATGTCTTTAAATAAAATATTAAATCTTATATTACCTATTAATTCTCAATTACCTGAAGATCAAGAAACATTTAAAGATAAATATTGTGATACAAATGGATTAATAACAACAGAAGGTGCTATTAGTTATATAAATAATATATCAGGAATTGTTAGTTATCTTAATCGTTCTGGTGATATTAGACAATTTGCATATCCCGTTTATCATAATATAATGTCAATACCACCAGTTACCGAAAATTACAATGATAAAATAAAGTTATTAGAAAATACTTTAAAAAATACTAAAGATAAAAAAACAATTAAGATTGATATTAAGGAATTAAAGAAACTTAAAAAAACAATGGATCCAAAAATATATTCTGAAAAATTAAAATTATTAGAAGAAGAATTAAATAATCCCGTTAATATAAAGACATTGAAGAGTGATATTAAGAAAATTAAAGATCTTAGTGAAAAAGATCGTTCAGTTTTAAATGCTATTAATAATTGTTTATAATTATTAAAATTGTAAAAATATATAAAATAATTATAAAAATTTATATATTGTAAGATTCTATAATATTTTACAATTTATATATTTCATATTGTAAGATTCTATAATATTTTACAATTTATATATTTCATATTGTAAGATTCTATAATATTTTACAATTTATATATTTCATATTGTAAGATTCTATAATATTTTACAATTTATATATTTCATATTGTAAGATTTTATAAAAATTTATATATTGTAAGATTTTATAATATTTTACAATTTATATATTTCATATTGTAAGATTTTATAAAAATTTATATATTGTAAGATTTTATAATATT